AAACTTGGTTCTCCAATATTCAAGTTCTTGGAGTTCTGCGATTCTTGAAGGGTTGTTCAATCGAAGTTTGAAAGAAATTAAATCCTTACTCTTGAAGCCGAGAGTATAGAGATGAATAATTCCAATCTTTTCCAGTTCTGAAATAATAGATCTCTGTAGTCTCTGAATTGTTCTAGAAAATCGAATATCCTTTTGAGATAATGCTGCTTTATCTTCTGCTTCTTCTCCGGCTAATAGATAAGCGGCAGGAATTTTCAAAGCAGCAAATAATTTCTCACGAAGATACTTTACATCATCAATATCACCTGTGTACTGCCCACCGGCAAGAGATGAAATGTCTGATCCTACGCCGTTTCTTACGGGAAGGAAGTAATCTTCTTCAACACTCAGAGGATTGTAACGCAGGTCCACTCTTCCAGTATCAGGATCAATAACTTGGTTTCTTTTCATTTGCGTCATAACACGCTGAACGTATTGTTCTACATCTTGTGGGGGAATATTTCCAACCTCAATCTTAAAGATACGCCTTTCTGGTGAACGAACAATACGATAAGCCATCATGGCGTCTTCAATAAGAGTAAGTTGTCTGAAAATACGTCTTGCACCTTCTAAAACAGAAGTTCCATATGGAGCATACTTATCATTTCCTAAAATACGGAAATGAGCCATTTGCCAGTTTTCAAAAGTCAATCCGCCAGAGTTCCATTGAAACTGAACGTAGTTTGGATTTGTAGGATCTTGCCCTTCCATTCTTTCAATCTCTTGAACAGGCAATCCTAAAGCATTTGTAACACCTTTTCCCTCTTCTACTTCCAAATAAAGGAAAAAATCACCTGCTTTGCACATTGTTCGACACCAGCCAAACAAATTAAACTCAATATTTAGAATATTATGGTATAAATCGTGAAGGATTTGTTTTATTTCAAAGTTTTTACAATCAATTCGCAACAATTCATTAATAAACGTAGATGTGGTCATCTCATCTGCGTAAATATCCAAAGCAGAGGCAATCTCCGGCATATATTCCATTTGATCAAAGTCAGCATATCTCTCTGCTCGACCTTGAGAGGCTACATAGTTGTAAGTTAGGTTTGAAAATGGATCATAAACTGATTTTTTGAACTGCTGTCCGGTTGCAGAACGAAATTTATATTTATCTAATTGTCGGCGACGCTCTCTTCTTGGAGTTTGTGCGTCATAATTTACAATTGGGCCGGAGAAAAGCTTTGTTAATCTTCTAAAAAGGCTTGAATCCGGGTTTCTATTTCTTTTTTTATTATCTGCCATAATTTTTAACCTTTATAAACCCAACTAAAATCTTCATATTGTTTTTTTGCTTCAATTTTCTTTTTTTGCAAATCTGCTTTGTGATTATAGCCATCTTGTCCGGGAACTTTCACATCAATTTTTGTATTTGCCAAGAACATTCCGCCAATCAAAGCTCTTTTATAATCATCACTTCTTCTATTTGCTATAATTGCTGTGTCTCTAACCCAACAAGCAATAGCCAAAGCCATGACTAAATCATCATTACTAGTTCTCATAGCTTCTGGTCGACCATTATTCCACACAAAAGTTCTAAATTCATTAACTGTGCGTTTAGATCTTATCTTAATTAGTTTATTTCTTATGAATTCTTCCAATTTTGCTATGATAAGTGGTCTAGATTTGGCAGAAGTGGCAAAACCGGGTACAGAATTGGTTGTAGTTTCTGCTAAATATGAATCAATATACTCTCCACTGCCTTTTATTGAGAAATATATATTTTTATATCCCATATTTACTAATTTTTCAATAACTGAATATCCAACGTTGTTATTCTCCACCACCAAAAGTGGCTCTCCGTATTCTCTTCCAACATCAAAAAGAAACTGAGAATATAAATCTATGGAAGGCTTGCCTCTATATTCAGCAACAATATCCATATTATCAACATCCATTATGTGAAATGTTGAAAAGTCTCTTCCATCGCCTCTTGCGACGTCTGCTGAAATAATATATTTCTTTGTTGGATCATATTCTTCCCAAATCCAATAGTTCCTATCAAATCCTGAACGATACTTTGGCTCTTCTGTTCTTTCGTAAAGATAATTTATATCATCTGGATGGATTACAGTTTCACCGGAAGCGTTGAAGTTGCAAAGATATTCTTGTGCGATTTCTCTTTTCGAAAGGTTTTTTGTCTCATTTTCAAACCATTCTTGATCTCGATCAGGGTGAACATCCCATGGAAGATTTGTTAAAAAGAAATCATTTGCTCCGGATTCGGCATCAGAACAAACTTTGTGAAACCAGTTTCCAACACCATATGGAGTTGAAAGAGCGATAACTCGCCCACCAGTTGAAATCGTGGGATACAAACCAGCCCAAAGTTCATCCATGTTTTCAATGTGCGCTGCTTCGTCTACAACAAGCAAAGACAGGGCTTCAGAACGACCAGCATCTGATGAAGTTGAACTTGCTTTGATTTGCGAGCCGTTTGAAAGTTCAAAAGAAGATCTGTTATCAATAGTAATTGTTGTTATCTTCATCCATTCTGGTAAGTTTTTCATCATTGCTTTTACTTTTTTTACCAAGTTTGAAGCAGTTTGAAACTTTGTAGCAATAACTAGAATATTTTTATTTCTTGAAAACATCATCATCCAAAGGACATATGCCGCTGTAATAGTTGAAATACCCAACTGTCGGGCTTTCAAAATAACATTGTATCGATGATTATTAAACTCTTCTAGAAGCTGTGATTGGAAAGGATAGGTTTTAAAAGGGACGAGGCCCTTCACAGGATGGATAATCTTTGCGTAGTTGTTGATAAAATATACAGGATTTTTACCACACTTGACAATCTCTGATTTGATTTGTTTTTTGGAAACCGAATATTTCGACATATTAAGCCTTAGTAGGGAGTGTTATTCTTTCCCAGAGCGATGAACTTTTTGGTTGCGTCTCTTACCAAGTCTTCACTTCCATCGTAAGGGTTTGGTTCGCCTTGGATCCCTCCAATGCTATAATCTTTTTTACACTGTACCCAGTTTCTATGCTTATTCATACTTTGCATATAAATATCAGCTTCCTCAAGGGGCTTGAGACTTAAAGAACGTCCGGTATGAGCTTTATATTCTTTTTGAATAAACTTTACAATACTTGCATATCTGGACTCTACTTCGCCCTGAAAGTCTGTTCTATGAACTTCTTTCATTGTTACTTCTGATTGATATTTGATACAAAGCCTGTTTCCATAAAAAAGAACAGAAAACCCGTCCATCAAAGGTCTTTCTGTACTATGCAAATCTCTTTCTCGTCGAAGTCCAATTTCAACCTTCTCGCCAGTCTTAGGATCTACTGCTCCGTCATAAGTTTTTGCAAGAACTTGAGAAATCCCTCTAACAACATCTAACATCTTGGACATTTTATTATCTCCATACTAAAAGTTTATTATAATAAATAGAAGTCAAAAAGTTCATTTACTTTTTATTTCTGGTCGCCAGCCTGAGTTCCATCTTCTATCCACTGTATATAGCAATCAAAACAACAACCAAACTTAGAAAAATAAACATCGTGCTTTTTCTTGATTTTACTTTTCTCACAATAATCGCAGTTTCTCGCAACACTGCCTTTGTTTCTAAGTAGTTTTTTATTTGATTCTATACTTCTTAATTTTTTCTCTTTTTCTTTTAGCTGTTGAAGATATTCTTTCTCTTTATCGGGGTTCCAATCATTTTTTGGGTTTTTGATGGTTTCTTCGCCATACTTTTCGGAAATGGCCTTTTCAATCTTCACAACATAGTTCGGATCTTTTTTACTCACTTTGAAACCTCTTTGATTGCAAACGCAATTCCAATTGTTGAACCAACACCAATAGCAACTCCAATTGTAAACCAGAGAATTGTTAAATCTCTTTTTGGTTTTAAAACTATTTTTTGAAGTCTTTCTATTTCATTATTTTTTAAAGTTATTAATTGTTTTAGTTTGGCTCTTTCAACATCTAAATTTATTTTACAAGAATTATATTTTAAATCATGTAACGCTTTCATTTTAGCAGATTCTGTGGATGATTTTAAGTCACATTTCAATTTTGCTAGATTTTTATCTGCAAGTATTTTTGCAACTGCTTCTGCGTCCAAGAGCGTTCCGGGGAAAGGTGCTTTTTGATTTTTCTTGAGGGTTGTTGATTTTCCTGCGGCGTATAGTGCTGGCTGGAATAATAACAGAAAGGAAAGAAGGAATGGTAAGATTTTCATTTTAATTGCTTTCTAGAGCTTCCACTCTTTTTTCAAGTTCTTCTACTTTTGCTACAAGCTGTTTTATTGTCTCGTTCATCTGTGTCAATGCTTTAGTAAGATATGGACCTGTATAGTTTTCTGTCTCTTCTTGCATTATTTACTCCTTGTGATTGATTCCAAATTCTTCTGCTAGTTTTTTAGATAAAGCGTCCGGGTCATCTTTATGTTTTTTCAAAAGACGTTTTACCTCTTTTTTATGCTTTTCATCTAGTTCTTCGTTTTTTTCCTTGTGTTTTTTATTTATCTCTGATATAATCTTATCATACTTTTTCTTCTCTTTTTCTTTTTTGTCTATTTTTTCTTGATGAGATTTTTTGATTATGTCGAGTTCTTTATTGTGATTGTCTTTGATTTTCTGCACCATATCCCAAGCTTTGTCTTTCTTTTTCAAAACAAAGAATACAACAATTGCGGCAACACCAACAAGAGCAAAGGAAATATAATACTTTCCTTTTGACCAGAGAGTTTTAAGTTTTGTTAGCGGGATCATTTTGTTTCTCCGCCAAACAACTCATTATATTCATCTAAATCAAACTCTTTCACTTTTACATTCGCATCTTCATCTAACGCTTTTCGTAATCGGTGGTTTCCATCTAAAATATACTGATACTTTCCATCTTTTACAACCACCACCAAAGGATATTCTAAACTAGCCTTTTTTACTCTTTCTGGATCTAGGTTTGGACTTGCCCAACCGGGATTATCTTTTATCATTCTTTCTTCTAATTCGCTTGCCTTGTAAGTAATGCATTCGCGCCCTTCTTCGCAGTTTCTTCCAATTATATTAAGCAAATCTTTTTCTAAAGATATTACCTTACCTTCACCCGGATCCCAAGTGGTCTGTAATCCGGACGCTTCTTTTAAAAACTTTTTCCAGTTTTCCATTATGAGTTTCATTATGATATCCTCTCGTCAAACCAGTTATTATTTGCTTTTTGTAGTTTTTGGATTTTTTGTTGCTTTTCTTCTATTAGGATTTGCTTGATTTCTGGATTTATGTGCGAAAAGCTTTGTGCTATAAAACGAGCCACATTATAAGGTTTCCAGATACAGGCATTAGAACTTCCCTTTGGATTTCCTAAACAACTTGCATTTGGAGAATCCGGCGGACAACTAATCACAGGAGCGTATGCGTGGTAAGATAGAATACCAGAAAGGGCATCAGTTCCTCCGGCAACACCAATTAGAAAAATAGGACGCTCTATGCTGTTATAAGCTTCAATAGTAGCCATCAACTCTTCGCATTGCTTGTGTGCGGAACAAATGTGAACCATATGCGGAATTGAAAAATAATCTAAAGCAGATGAAATTTTTTGAATATGTTCTTTATCACTATCAGAACCAGCAAAAATAGACGCAAAGCCTTTGCTGGATTCGATCATATTTACTAAATCTTGATATCTTTTCATTTTGTTATATTATCCTCTGCCGGCTTTGCAGTCGCACTTACCTTTCCCGCATCGTCTTTTTTTTTATCATCGCCCAAGACAGTTTTCACCGTTGTGGAAACAGATGAAGACATTCTTGCGTTGCCTTTCATAGCCACAATCGCATCAACAACTGTTTGACCTCCAATATAGATTGCAGAAATCATCACCCAGTCTCCTGATTTGAGGTGATTTGTAAATGCGAAGATTGCTGTAGCAGAGAGCCATACAAGCAACTTTCTTGAAATAATCTTGTTTAGAAACTTATCAAAAGCGTGTTTCATTTTCTTAGCCATTGTTTTTCCTTTCAATCGCCGATAATTCTGGCAATATAATATTGTCTTTTATAGCCGTTTGTTATCTTATCCATATAATAATAATCCCAGCCATTTCCAATTGGCTGTCCTTTTGAATACGGCCAGTTCTGATCATAATAGTTATTTGAAGACCAGACGTGAATAATATCTCTGTCTTTCCATTGTCCCGGTCCTAATCCAATAACAGAGTGTCCTGCTCCCATTGGATCTCTTGTAAACTGCATTTGAACAAAATCTCCAAACTGGATTT